GGAATGCCAGTTGTGTTACCATCTCTATCTGTTGCCCAAGTATATGAACGAAATTCTTTAATTAGGTTTACGCTTTCTTTTGTTACTTTCAATTTATACCTTTTTAAAATGTCAATCCCATTCCGTATGGAATCTGGACCTTTTTTTGCTGGTACAATGTTATAACCTAATCTGCGGATTTCTTCAATTGATTTTGGTTCTGCTGAATCAGCAACAATTTCAAATGAACGATTAATGTTATAATACTTTAATTTGTTTGCTATGTCTTGATTTGTTAATCCTTTGTCATATAACAATTCGTGTAAGTACAATTCATCTTTGTTACGATAAATAGCAACCAATGCCGTTGGGTCTTGTGCAAATCCCCAGTCCATTCCAAATGCAACAAATTTTGTGTTAGTAACATCAATTGAATCCACCATTTCAAAATCATCAAAGATTGTACCTTGCAACATTCCAATCTGTCCATAAATGTAGACACGCACCCAGTTTGCCCAATACGAAGATGTGTTGGCTTTTTTCTTGCGTTCTTCTAATTCCAAGAATGTGTTATGTGGCAATGCTTCATTGTCAAGATATGTTAAGATTAGCAATTCGGAATCCGCTTCTGTTAGCACTTCGGTATGCACCCAAAATTCCCTTGATGGATTGTAATCCAAATAAATGTCATCCGATGTACGGATAGCCAATTGTTGGTATGCTTCAAATGTTATGTTATTTGCTTCATTCATAAATAACACATTTCTTCTTGCACCTCGCAATCTGCCTTCCGTATCAACGGAAAAAAATTCAATGTATGAATTGTTATGGAATGTGTATGTAAACAATGTTTTGTTCCAGCGTGATTCCACAAAACGATTTGTTGTTTTCATTATGCGTAAAAAATCTTTTATGCAACCTCTACGCAAATGTGGTATGGATTCGCTAACAACAGATATTTCTGTGTTAGGATTTGTTGTGGCTTTTTCTATTAATACGCTTAATATACCAAATGTCTTACTCGCACTTGTCCCTCCTTGAATGACCTTTTTTCTTGCGGTCATCTTTCGGATTTTGTCAATTGCCGTTGTATAACAAAACTTATTCTCCATTTGGTTTTAATGGCGAAAACAATGGTTGTTCAACGATAACATTGGTGTCTTGTTCTTCTTTTGGTTTGCCGTACACTCTATCAAATAACACATCTAACAAATGCACAGAACCTTTTTTAAAATCTCTATTGGCTTTTTGGGCAATCATTGAAATCCAAAATGGCAATTCATCATTGTTAGCAAGTTGAACTAATTCCGCTCTGGTCTTTGATAACAAATTTTTAATCACATCTTGCATCTGTGTCTTTGTCAATTTCAGATTGTGTTCATCCAAAAAGTATTGTTTTAATATAGTATCCATTTTTGGCGGTCTACCTTTTGGATTTCCGCTTTGACCTTTTAACCATTTTGGGGCAAGATTTTTCTGTACATTGGGATTATTGCTGGGCATTTTGCTTTGTGTTATTATGGTGTATAACTACAAATATTGTTATTTGCTTTTTGTGTTATAGAACAAATGCTTTTAATGGGTAAAATATAAGACTATTTCTATAACCATCTTTATGTGTTGGTGTAATTGGTGTTACTGCGTGAACATTCCTCCACGCTGGGTAAACTAAAATAGAATTGTCTTGTTGCCCTATTGTTGCATCATAATCTGGAATGTGTAAATCTCCACCTTTTGAATTTCTTTTCTTGCATATAATAACATTAACTGCACCAACTATGTTACCAGTATCCCTATGAAATGGTGCTGATATGTTATAATTAGAAATTGAACTTGTAAACAGATTGCCAAATTTCCATTTGTCTGGAACTGATTTAAACAATTCTAATTGTTGTTCATATTGTTCTGGCATTATTTGCTTTATTAATTGTTCGCTTTCTTTTGCTAACAATAACATTGCTTTAATAAATGTTTGTGCAGTTTTAACACTATGCACACTTGATATGTTTGGGTATGTCCTTTTCATATGTGGCTTTGGTGGTATGCTCCCAAGTATTGTTGAATATTGTTTGCAACTTCTGTCAATTATGCCTTTGCCATTTTCATCATATCCTAACATTTTTGGTCTTTGCATTTCTGTCTTTGGTACTGATTTGCTTTGCAATTCTTTGTTAGCCAAATCTGCTAATTGACACATTTTTTCTGGCATTTGCGTTAAGTAAAAACCTATCATTTTGCCTTCTGCATAAAATGCTGAATCTTCTGTTATGTTGGGTTCTTTGTATTCACAATCACTACCTATTTTAGCATTATGCGTTACTTGTATTAACTCAATTCTTTTCATAACATATTTTATTTTTTTATAACTATATGTGTATTTGCTGGTTCATTTATTTTATTTTTTATTTGAATATTGTTAGGAAACAATGTTTTCATTATTTTAACATCTTTTATTTTGTCATTCATTCTTTGTTTTATGCTTCCTAATCCACCAGATGTATATCGGTTAAAATCTAAATAACAATAGTTTAGTATCAAATTGCCTCCATATTTTTTTAAATGGTAAGCCGTTGCATAATAATCTGGTATTGTATTAATTTCTTTATGATATCTAAATTCTGTTTTTTTTATTGCAAAACATCTACCATCTACTAATCCATATTTAGAGTATTTTTTTTTCGCATAAAATGCATTACCAGTTGCATTCAACCCTATTAATTTAACATTCATTAAATCGCATTTTGGCAAAATAGAAATTATTTCATTCATAACATAATTTACATCACAATTGACAAATTTATTGTTTTCTATTTTTTTTGCTGATTTTAAATCATCACTTAAAAATATTCCCCATTCATTTTCTTCTAACATATTTAAAGCATAATTAAAGTTATTTTGTATACCTTTTGGCTCATTTGTTTGAATCAAATTTCCATTTTCTCCAATACAATTAAATTTTTCTTTGTTGTTATGGCATAAAACAATATGTGATAAACTTAACATTTTAGATGTTGTTGCATTTTGAAATCTATCATAATACATTAAAAATATTTTCATAATTTTTCTTTTTCTTCTTTAAGTTTTTCCATCAAAAAACCACCAATGTATAATTCTTTTTCTCTCCAAAATTTTACCAGTTCAAATGCTTCATCATAATGTTCTGCTTCAAATTCAATCTGAATTGCTTTCTTAACATTAGATGACATTTCTTTTAATTCATTTTCTAAATCTTCATCATCTAAAATACCATAATCAACTTCTGCTGGTTTTTTCCACACATCCAATCCCCAGTCATTTAATTCCAATTCATCCCATTCGTTTGCTAACATATCAAAATCCCATTCGCCATAACCAATGTTATCCTTAATGATAAATTGCCTTTGTTTATCTTCATCCCAATCAACTATTGTTACTGGTACTATTTTTAATCCAACCTCTTGCATTGCTTTTAACCGCATATTACCGCCCAATACAATCATATCTTGATTGACAACAATAGGTCTAACATTGCCCATTTCTGGCAAATCCCTAATTGATTTTACCAATTGTTTGAACTTGTCATCTTTAATAACCCTTGGGTTATTTGGATTTAATTTGATTTGTGTTATTGGTAGATGTTGTATCATAATTTATTGTTTGTGTTATGGTTGATTCTTGTGGTTTATGCATTGAATATACATATTTTAATATTGCTAATCTTGTTTCTAATATTGGAAATTGCATAACAAATGTTTTATCATTAAGCCATTTGTCAATAAATTCCAATAATGTATTATTTTGTTGTGGTGCTGGGATTGACATTATGCGTTGTTTGGTTGCCTCTTATTTGCATTTCTAAATCTACTTGTTGGTATAAATGCCTCATTGCATTCTCACAACAATCCTTACACCACCAATTGACATTGCCATAATTCAATTCGTTTAACACTTTTTGATATGCTTCTTGAATTTCTGGGGTTAATCGTATAAACATTTGGTTTACCCATTGTTCATACGCATACCTATATTTTAATGCTAACAATAAATTTTCGTCTGTCATCGTTCTGTTTTTATAATTTGTATTGCAATTGTTGATGCTGACAAAGCCATTATTGGTAACATATAATACAATGTATAATCCAGCAACAATGCTGATGTAATTAATGAAATCCAAAACGATAAACAAGTAACACAACTAAACGGCTTTTTACGCATCATTGACATTTTGTAAAACCATCTTGGTAACACATTATAATGTGCTACGGCTAATGCACATAAAGCACTAATCAAGGGATAAATTATCAATTCCATTATTGTTAAACATTGTTTTTAATTTCTTTTTGATTTCATCCATTGTATAACAAATGCTACGATATGGAATTTTAGTCAATCTGTTCATTTCTCGCATATTGTTTGTTTTCATAAACAACTTTAACATTTCTTTTTCATACGGAAAGCCTCCGTTTTTTGTCCAAGAATCAATTTCTTTTTCCGCTAATGCCCATAACACATCTATATTATCGTTGTAAAATTCTTCTGCCGTTTCATAATTTGCATCCAAATATTCATCGTTTTTGTTGTGTCTGTATTTAGTTGCAAATGGTGTTGTTGTGCAATTGTACAATGTCATTACCATTTTAACAACAAAAAATTTGAAATAACCTTTATTGTAAATGTCAATTATTTTGGCTTCTGGCTTTTCCAAAAGGTATAACACAACTTCGTGTTCCAAATCTTTTGTCAATTGGTTGTTACCAGTTATGGTGGAACAAATTCTTTTAAGTTCCCCAGAACGATAAAAATCCAATATGATTTCAGATGCCTTCATTGTTATTATTTGGTAAGCACTTCCATTTGCAATGCAGTATAATTGTTTATTGTCAATGATTCCAAATGCTTTATTTCCGTATAACATTCGTTTAATTGGTGTTTAATTGCTGGGTTTAGAAATAATTCATTATCTATTACTTGGTAATTTTTAACACAAGTTGAATGATGCCTATTTAATGCGTTACCTAATGCCTTAAATGTGTGACCATATTTCCGTCCAATTATGACAATATAGGCTCTGGCATAACATAGTTCTTTGGTTCTTGCTTTTGACAAAATAGCCTTTTCTGGCAATCCAGTTACTTTGGCAACAACCATTGTTATAGTGTCAATTGTGATGTACATAGTTCGTAATGTTAATGCACAAACATATGCACAAATTATACATTGTTATATTCTCTTTTTATATTATTTTATTTTATCTGTTCTTATCTTATCTATATAGTTACACTATCTTATAAGTGTGTTTAACACAACTTATAACTACCTTATAACTGGGTTAAAACTTGGCTATAACCATTTATAACACAAGTTTTTTATGCCTTATTGTAGGTTATAAAAGTGTTCAATAAAGTGTACATATACACAAAAAACCTTGTTTTTAGCCTTATTTAAGGCTTTTTTATGTGTATAACTTTTTTGCTTATCCTTTGTCAATTGACAAATTGTTTGTATTATTACATACGCATTTATGATATGCGTTTGTTCTTTAATCATTGTTATATGATTGCTCCCTTGGAGGGGAGGGTAAAAATACTAACACATTACTGATGCGAATCAGCATAGTGAACCGAATGGTAACTATTGTTCTTATGTTACAGATAGCCAGATGTCTAAAAATTCTGGAAGCGGTAGTTGCGAATTCCCAGATATTCGCTCACAATTTGTTAGGTGGACAAATAACAACCAATCCAGCCGCCTAATGGTGATTAAGGTAATAGTTTAAATGCATTACCGAGATATGGGATAAGACCCATACGCATACTTTATTTTTTAGGCTGAACCATACCCAACACATTACAGACAATGTGTAGGTATGCGGACGCTGGTTGTTATGTGTTACGGCATTATCCGTAACTATTTTATTTTATTCATTATTCCTTTTTTTACTTTATTCATATTTCAATTAACCTTTTCAATTTACAATTATGAACTTTAATCAAATGAATTCAGTAGTAGCAAAACTTGGTTTTAACTACGAAACTTTGCCAGATGTAATGGCACTCAAAACTGCAACCTTTCACTTGGTGTTACGGCAACACACTTGGAAAGTATCTGACAATTTGTACATTGATGCTGACAATGAGTATTGGAACAAAACCACTATGGTTAATTCCACCCAAACTTATGCGTCATTTGTTACAATTATTACTGGCATTTCTGCTCTTGGTATTTTAGGTGCTGGTATGAAAATTCGTAATGTTAATGTAAAATCTTTGCGTCTTACATTCGCTCAAATTGGAATCTTCTTTGCTACCAAAGACCCAAAAGAAATGCGTAAAGAATTAAAGCAATTCTATGAATATGTTAAAATTGAATGGACTGATTGTAACACAATTCAAGATAGAATTGAAAAAATTGCTAACCTTTATTACAAAGGGTTATTAACCGCTTAATCATTTTATCAATCATTTGTTACGGCACTACCTTAATTGGTAGTGCCTTTTTATTTAACCTTAAATTATTTCAATCGTGATTACTATTCCAACAACCTATGCTCACAAGTATTGCAAATCAATTGCAAGTGCTGAACGCTTTCAAGCCAAGTTATACAAACGATATGATGCCGTTAAATTGGTTGAATATCCGTATAACACAGAATCTGGTTTTTATACATTCGCTTGTAGTGGTTCACACGGCTACAAGGCATTGCAACAACAATTGCTTGACGGCACATATCAATCCAAATAACACAACACAACAATTTAACCTTTCAAACCACAATTTAAAACTTTTCAATTATGAATACTGATTTAATTCTCTTCAACATTAACCAAAATTATATTGGTCACAATGTAGCACAAGGCATTGCCAAATGTTTTCAAGCCTATGCCGACAATTGTCCAGCCGCAGATATTATGGAATGCGGACTCAATCGTAATACTGGATTTGTTTACATTGCGTTAGAAAACGGCATACAAATTGCATCTGCATTTGGGCAAGATTGCGTATTCTTTGTTACTGATTTTGATAACGGCTCTGAACACGAATTTGATTCATACCAAGAAGCCGTTGATTTTAATCATCCAATGTCCCATTAATAACACAACTTTATTATTTAACCTTTCAACCCACAATTTAAATTAAAAACCATTATGAAAACTTTTGAAAAAATTGCCAATGACAATTCAATTTATGAAATTGATTTTACCAAATTTCCTAACATTGCTAAATACATTAATGTAGTTAGCGAAGATACTGGTGAGCCTTTTGAACATTCCAAAAAGGCATTGTTGTTTTTTGTTCGTGAACAATTTCTAAATTGGCTCAATGACCAATGCGAATTTTATTTGTCATACTTTGAAATAGAAAAAGAAATATTTAAACTGCAAGATGAAAAAGTCATAACAAATAATTTAATTAATGATTTCATTGCTAATGCACCAACAAGATATTTGGAATACAAAAAAATTGATGAGCGTAATTTAACCAATCTAATTAAATATATGTTACGCACTCACGATTTATACCAGTTGCCATATGATTTTATTTGGATTACAAGAACCACAGATGAATTGCTAAAATGCATCCGCATTTGTCATAAAGAAGTTAAAGGTGCAGAAGATTATGTGCAACCGAGTTATTCCGAATGCGGAGATTTAGCAGTTTGGGAGTGTTTGTTTAATGCACCACATTTATAATTTGTATCATCTGTTGTTACGGCACTACCAGTTTTTGGTAGTGCCTTTTTATTTAACCTTTAATTTAAATCAAAGTGAAAAACCAAACCAAACAAAAGTTCACAACATCCGACTGGTGCTTGATTGCATTCGGATTATTAGGTGTAGTTTATTTCTACATCCGTTTTTTTATTTCAATTTTCTTTAACCTTTAATCAATCAATGTTATGAAAACTCACAAATTAATTACCACATTAGACCTTATCTATGATGCCACAGATTGGGCAATGCGTAAAACAAAAATGGATTGCAGTTATTTTAATTCGTATATGGAACAAGACAATATTACAACAAATGTGTTATGTACCATAGAATTTACGATTGAAAACGATGGCATTGGTCATTATGAATTTTGGGGAAGCAAAGGTTATGATGCTGGTGTAGATTATGCCGTTATTAATTCTATTCGTTGGAATAGAATAGCATTCCCAATTTTAATTAATACTTTGCTTGATGTTTACATTAATGAGTGTATTGACGAAATAACTGATAAACTGCAAGATGAATTAATAAATAGCATTAGTGCTAATGATGAACCAGACCCAGATTCAAATCGTAATTAATAAACCATTTAAACCAAAAACAAAATGAAAAACCTAACACCAAAACAATTTCCAAACCACAGACCCATTAAATTAATTGCCCAAGATATAGAAATGGATTGGGGCAATATGAGTCCATATGCCAAACCATATTGGGAGGCAATGCGTGAATTAACTTGGATTACGGATTCATATTATTATGATTCCGCAGAATCTGTCTTGCGTTATTTCTTATCCAATGCACAAAGTTGGAAAGGCGAAATTGCAAAACAAATTAAATCTGAAATCAAAGACATTCTTAAAACTTGCTAATAATTTGTTATGAAAAACAGACCACATAGTGTGACTCACATTACGGATTCAGAATCCATTGATGTCAATTTGATATTCAAATATTACAAACTTGCCGTTGCTGAATTTCCACCCAAGCAATTATCAACTGGCAAATGGTTGCATTGCTTTCGTGTAACACCATACGCAAGTTATGATACATTTTCCGATGGTACAGACCCAGATGTTGAATGCCAAGCGTATTATTCCGAGATATACGGCTAACACAATTTAAACCATATGAAAGAGCGAATTATACCACTATTTGCGGAATGCCCATAGAACGCATTTTAAGGCATTTTAACGGACTCTGTGCATTAAATGATATTTCTATATCATTTGTGGCTTTGGATTCGTTAGGATGCCTTATTTTCCGTTATACGCACATTACCCTTTTCACATTTATCCAAACCTATAAACTTTTATTATGTACAATATGACAATTACCGACACCTATGGATTAACCGATTACTGCGTTGAAATGGGATACAAATTTCAATATGTGGATGGTAACAATGGTTACGAAGATGAATTAGAAATCCTTGTACCATTTGCACCAACAACACAAAATGTATTTCAATTTGCCATTGATTATTCCAGATGGTTTTTCGTATCAGATTTAAATGACAATTAACCCTTAAAAACAATTAAACAATGAAACACAAATTTAGAACCACAAACATCAAAGGCAAAGAATATGTAATGGTTGCCGACAAACTTGCTTTCTTCCGTAACAATGAACAATACAATGGTTGGTCTATTGAAACGGAATTTGTTGATTTAACCCCAGACCATTGCACCATTAAAGCGTTTGTCAAAGACCAAAATGGTCGCACCATTGCGACTGGTCACGCTCACGAAATCCAAGCGTCATCAATGATTAATAAAACATCATATGTTGAGAATTGCGAAACATCGGCAATTGGTAGAGCATTAACCATTTGCGGAATTGCAATAGAAGATTTTAGCATTGCAAGTGCCGAAGATGTTACCAATGCAATTGCAAAGCAAGAATTAATTCAAGCAAATGAAACATATCAATCATTGTTAGCAAAACTTGACCCAGAAACCGCAAGACAATTTAGCAATGTTACTGGGTTTACACTTGAAAGATACCAAAAAGGTATTGCGTATTTAACTAACTTAATTGACCTACAATCTAAAATCAAATAATTATGTTTAATCAAAATTCAATTGAATTACATTCAATCGTTCTTCCTACAAAAAAGGAAATAGAACAATACGCAGATTCTGTAACACAACAAGTATTAGATGGCAATTTGTCTCCCATTGAAATACATTGCAAGGCAAAAGCCATTATCAAAATGATGGAATTAATTATTGCAGAAACAGAAGCAAGTGTTGTTGATGAAATACAAATTTTTGGTCATAACAATGAATTAGATTTTGGCAATGCTACGGCTAAATTGCGTGATTCATTTGCTACACCTAATTACGAATCTGACCCAACATATTGTGCATTAAAGTTGAAATTGAAAGAACGAGAATTGTTGTTAAAATTGGCATTTCAAAACCCAAGTGTTGAATGTACAGATACAAATGGTGGAGAAATTGTACCAGTTGTTTCAGCAAAAATTACTAAACAATCAATTGCAATTACCTTTAAAAAATAAACTTATGTTACACAAAGCAGAACAAAAACGAAAAACGGCAAAGGCTCAATACATTCAAGAACTTGCCAGTCAACCATTGCACATCCGAGAAATAGCAAAACGGCTGGGCATCAATTGGCGGACGGCATACCGAATGATACACGAATTAAAAAAAGATGGATGGGCAATTGCAACAACCAAAGACCATTTGTATTATTCTGTAACATTAAACGATAAAATCAAAAATGAATTTTAATGATTTTACGCATCCATACAAAATGGATTTATTAAGAGGCAACAAGGTTGCATCTGAATTTATAGCGTTATGCGAAAAGCAAATGTATCGTTCCCACATTCGTGAACCAACAACAGAACAAGACATCCAAGACCATATTGATGTTTTCATTGATAACATTGGTTACGAAATCAAGGCACAGAAAACAAACCCAGACAAACCAGAATTTTATGTTGAAGATTGCTTTACGATTGAATACAAAAACAACGCTGGTTATAATGGATGGATTTTTGGCAAAGCCAAATACATTGCCCAAGAATTTAATTCTGTTTTCTTGTGTTACGATAGGCAACAATTACTAAATTGGTTTATTCCACGCATTGACAATTACAAACCATATACAAAGCCAATGAACCAATCTGTGGTTTATTATTTGCCTATTAAAGATTGCATTGACAATTTAACAACATTTACAATTTTCAAATCCAAATTTTTATCTCAATTTAATTTAAACCCATACAAAACAAATCTAAATCTAATTTCTATGAACACTCCATTTGTACAAAAACCAAACACAATTATTCTTCATAACAACACTCGCAAAACTGACAAACATCCGCATTTAAGGGGAACAATTGTCATTGAAATTGATGGTGTCCAACACACCAAAGACATTGCGTTGTGGGAAAAGCAGTCGGCTTCTGGCAATACTTATTTTAGCGGATTGGTCAGCGAACCATCCACAAAAGATAATGCACCACAAACCGCTAAAAGCGTTCCTACAAATGCATTTAATGACAATGTTGTTGTCAAAGGTGATTTGCCGTTTTAATTTATGTTATATTAGTCGGCTATGAAATCATTAACTTGGTTTAAATTCTGCCCATCGGATTGGATGATGGGCAGAATTAGCCGTCAAAGTTCAGATGTTCAAATTGCTTTCTTGCGTTTATGTTGCATTTACTGGAACAATGAATGCAGAATGACAATTGCACACGCTGAACTGGAAACGGACGGACATTTTCCAACATTGGTTAAACTAAATATGGTTGAAACAAATGATGATTGTATTGTTATAAAATTCTTGGACATTCAAATCCAAGAAATTTATTCTGTCAAAGAACGGCTATCGTATGGTGGTAAAAAATCTGCTGAAAAACGATGGAACAAACAACCAGAAGAAAAACCTAAAAAGTCAAAACCTATTGTTACGGAAATTGATACTACATTGTTTGATTCTTTTTGGGAATGGTACCCAAAGAAACAAAACAAAGCAATGGCAAATAAATTGTTTATGCGTTTACCCATAGATGAACAACAACTTGCCATTAGTAACATTAAACGATTGTTTGCTAATACACCCATTCAATATGTGCCAATGCCATCAACATACATTAATAACAAAAGATGGAATGATGAAATTAACACCAACCCTTTAAACCAAAAACCACAAGATGAAGAACCATATATTTATTGAAGAACGATTGCTTGGAATCATATTATCTGATTTGCCCAACACAGATGGCATTGTTCCAATGTTACACGAAAACTTGTTTACAGATGAACGAGCCAAATTATTTCAAATAATCAAGCAAGTTTATAACAACAATTTGCCCATCAACATTGCTACCATTGGCAAACAAATCATTGACAACAAAAGCAATATTGATTTAGCCGCAATGATTAGTTATACGGATGGTGTTTACTACGGACACGAATGGAAAGTTTATGCAAATGATTTAAACGATTTGTACAAACAAAGAGAAATACATAAACTGAAACAAAAATTAGTTACTGGGGAATTGGATATTAGTGGTGCATTTAATGAGATGACCGAACTTAATAACAAATCTCTTGAACCATCCGATATTACGGCACATAAATTGTCTGTCAATTATTTGGTCAATTTATCGTATCAAATGTCTGGACAAAGACCAACACAAACTTACCAAACATTTATTCGTCCAATTGATTATGTTGTTACTGGTTTTAGGCAAAGTGAATTTATATTGTTAGGAGGCAGACCAGCAATGGGCAAAACATTATTGGCTTTGCAATGGGCATTAAATCAATGTATGCAAGACATACCTATTGCTTTCTTTACAATGGAAATGTCCACAGATGAATTGATGCAACGCATTTGTTCTAACCTTTGTGATATAAATGGTCACGCATTTCTTGACCCATATAACAGAATAACACAAGAACAATTTACGCATATGGGCATAACCATTGACCAATTAAAAGACAAACCATTGCACATTGTGGATTTGCCTTCGGCTAACATTGAACGCATAGAATCGGAAATTGTACGATTAAAAGCAAGGTATGGCATTGTTGGTTTTTATTTGGATTATTTTCAATTGATATCCCCAATGCCTCACGATTTGATAAAAGGCAAAACAGAACAATACACAAACATTAGCAAAGCCATTAAAGCAATGTGCAAACGGCATAATGTTTTTGGTGTTGTTGTTTCATCATTGTCAAGGCAAACAGAACAAAGACCAGACCACAGACCACAATTATCGGATTTGCGTGAAACTGGGCAATTAGAATTTGATGCTAACAAAGTTGTGTTTGTTTACAGACCTTCGGAATATATGACTGGTCAAGAAAAAATTGACAACATTAACACAATGGAAGTTTTGATACGCAAAAACAGAAATGGTTCATTAGGTAACACAAAAATTGTTTGTCAATTAGAATACACCAAAGCATTTGCACAATGACCAAAGAATATTTACTACAAAAAGAATGTGTTAGGTTATTCAACCTATTGTACCCAAATTGTTATGGGTTGTTGTTTTTGAATTATAACAATCC